TCATTTTTACACTTATGATATTCTTGAATTTTCTCTTTAATAAACTCTATTGGTGTGTTTACTTTTTTTAGATTCGGTTTACCTAGATATGCGTCTGTCATTTAACAATATGCCTTCTTAGTGTGTAAAACCTAATTGTATGGCTGCCTGTAATCTTTGATTACCACGCCACACACTTAATTCTTTTTCTTTATATATTGTCCCACCAGCACCGTATCTAACTTGACCAAAAACTTCGTGTTTCATTAATTCAATAGGGTCAATCATTTCTTCGCCATCAAGAATAGCCTGTAAAGGTGGCATTCTTTTTTCGTAATGAAGATCGTTTATTTTATATGTCTTCTTTTTTGGGTGTGATGTCTTTGCCTTCAAAATTTTCATTTTCTTTTGCTCTTTCTTGATTTGTTTCAACGGTTTTCTTACTTAACATTTTTTGTAATTCAGCTGTAGAGCCTACGAATAGGGCATTTTTTATATTTGCGTTAGCAGTTTTTGGTAATTCTTTTAAATCTTTTAATTTTTTTTGTAAGTCTTGAAGTTTATCAACCGTTTGTGCTACTTGACCAATTAGTTGACCTGCTACCTCATATGCTCTAGGGTGTTGACCTTCTTTTGCAATATCTAATATACCTTGTATTGCTTCTTGACCTTTTTCAACAAGGTTGTAATAGTTTTCTCTACTATATTTGTAATCATTGTCAACATCAGCCTTATCTTTATCTTCTTCTCTAGGCACAGGAGCTTTAAACTCTTGTTGTATGACAGGTGCTTTATTTTCAACACCTAAAATTTCATTTACTTTGTCTTCTAGTTTACTCATCTGTATCACTCGCTGGATTATATCTCTTACCATCGCTAAAGAAACTTATGGTAGTTGTAAATCCAAAATCATCATCAGCGTCAGCTGTAGTAGGATTAGGCACTACAACAATTCTTTCTTCTCTTGTCAATGGCGAGTCAGTTGAAGTACCTATATCTGATTGAGCAGTTTTAATAACTTTACTATTGTTCATAGGTCCGAATAGATAAGTTTTAGCAGTAAATTGTAAAGTATAAATTACAGCTCTTCTTTGTGTAAAACTACCATCATAAGTATCTTCATATTGAATATTGTTTAAAACAATCGGCACATCCCTTTTAATATCTAAATCTGGCACCATATTAATGGTTACGGTATAATCAGGCTGAAAGAAAGGTAATATTTGTTCAACTATTTGTAAACCATCTTCAGCAGTTGCCGTGAAAACATAAAGGTTCATACTGATATTATAGGGAACAGGTGTATAATTGAAATTTAAAACCTTACCATCTTCGCCTGATTTTACCTTGCTATACCTATTAACTCTAGTTAACTTTCTAGTAGCGTCATAGGCAAGACCTGATAATTCAAAACCTAATCTAGGTAATGAAGTAGCAAATTCTCTATTATCTAAATTTGATTGTTCATCTAATCTTACTAAAAATTTTTCTTTTGGTGCATATGCTAACGGAACTTTAATTCTACTGGTAACACCACCAGAGCTATTTGTTCTTTGAATAACAATATTATTAAATATTTGACCAAATGAAATTATTAGTCTTCTAAAACTTTGATTGTAAAATCTATTTCCTAACATTATGCGTCTACCTCACCAAATGGGTTTCTTTCTGTAAAATCTAATATATCATCTAAAGTTGAGGCTGTATCAAACCCAGCTTCAGTATCTAAATCTTTATTATCAGCATAAGGCGATTGAGTTTGTATATTATCTGCTGTAGCAGAAAAATCTTCATTCATTAAGAAAGCAGGCTCGCCTGTTGAGTAATCTGTTTCTAGTCTAATTGATCCTTCGCCATCTAATGCTGCTTGACCTGATTCTAAAACAAATTTATTATTTAATATATTTAAAGTAAATTTATCTTCAGCTTGGTCAATTGTAGTTAAGCCTGTATTTAATTCTTCGCTTGAGTATTCAAATCTAGTTACCCTTAATTTATAAACAGGTAAATTACCTAATTGAAAGAATGGCTCTTGATCTTCTACAAATTGGATCTCAAAAAAACTATTCATTAACGGAGAATATATTAAATCTCCTTCGTTTGGTCTGCCATCAGCTATTAAACTATCTTTTAAACCGACGTGATAGTCCCAACTTCTTTTTGCTACCATAAAGGTAGTATCTTCTCTAATTTCTAAACCAAATTTGTTAATTAATTCTTGCTGACCAGCAAAACCCTCGGTAGTTTCCATATACATTTCAATCAACCAAGAGTCATCAAAACGAGAGGTTGTATCTTCGCCTAAAATTAAATCTCTATTGACTAATGTTCGTGGTAAATAATAGACATCTGTACCATAAATTTTAAGACCCTCTATAATTAAATCTTCGTGTAGTCTTTTTTCACTTTGATTGCCTATACCGTTTCCACCTTGAAAGTAATGATTAACTGGCATTTTTTATCCCATCATCATAGCAGGATTTAATTCATAACTTGATCTTATTTCTTGTTCTAATTTTTCTATGTCTTGTAATGCTTCTGAATAAATTTGTTGACCATTTAAGGTAACTCCGCCTATCATTGCTACGCCATTGAATTTAGATAAGTTAGCTCCCCATTGTTTTTTAAATAATTGGGTCACATATCTCTTTAAAAATATATCATTAAAAACATCTGTATGAGTAGCAGGGTCTAGTTTTCTATAACACTCTATTACTATATACTCGTCTGTTTGTAAATCATTTGACCAATCCATATCAATATATAATCTATTTTGATGTTGATTATATCTAATTGGTTTTTCACCTACTAGAACGTGATCTAAAAAGTCTAAATGCCTTAATACAATATCATAGTTTATAACACTAGTTGATGAAAAATCATACAAGTCATTTAATCTTAATTGATATCTAACATCAAATAAGTTTAGATTACCTTTGTTTGAAAAAGGAAATATATTAATGATTGATACAATACTTTCTGGAACAATTAGATAATTTTTATCTTCATTCCAGGTAGTGGTAACATCACCATCTGTCGCATTTTCTGATATAGAATTTAAAGTAGTTAGTCTAGTTTTATCAGCTGCCGTGAGTTTATATTTTAGATAAACCCTTGTTATACCATCATAGTGATATTGAGCAAAATATTGTAGAGCTTCATCAAGTCTATCTTCTAACTGGTCGTCATCAACATTTATCTCAATGACTGGTTTTCCTAGAGCCCTTAAAGCATATTGTTTTAGTGTTTCTCTAGTATTTGGAGTTGCCATTCTTAAATCCCTTTATGTTTTCTTGGACTATTTATAAGATTTATTTAATGATAGGGAAGAGATTATCTCTACAAAATAACTCAATATCTTCTTCAGGTAGACCTAAAGACTGCATAACCCTTGGTGTATGTGGGTTTTGTTGCTGGTGATCGCAATAATAATTTTGTGCTTTTATAACTTCTTCTCTATCAGAGTCATTATGATGATATCTAATTTTATCTATATATGCAACTAAATTATTTAAGGCTAGAGTACAGATATCATTTAATTCTTTTTCTTCTTGTACATTTCCGGCAGCTATCATACCTGGAGAAAATATCGCTTTTGCCCAATCAGGCAATTCTCTAACTTTACTAGGTTTAAATTTACTAGCTTCTTCTACAAACCATTCAGTTAAAGGGTGTTCTTTTTTTAACAAAGGGCTAAAATCGTGAAAAGCACCAGTAACCTTTTTCTTACCTGCTATTATATCAAAACCATAAATTGGTCCACCATTTGTAAGTTGTGGAAAAACGCACAAATGCAACATCCATAAACCTTTTGTTTCTCTTGCGTCAACAATATCTATGTGTGCTCTTCTAATAAAATCATTACTAAATGTTCTATTAGTCCAACCAGGTTTATTAAATCTTTCCATACCTGGCTCTTTATATTCAGTTAAGTTATAATTTAATACTCTTAACGCTTCTTCTTTAAATTGTATTAGTCTTTGCCAAATCATTTAGCTCCTTAAATAATTCTGTTGCATAAGCAAAACATAATCTTGCTTCGTGTACAACATTTTTTTGATAAACATTTAAATAATTATTAATTGTTTCTTTAACTATTCTTTTGTAATCAGTTACCTCATTATGCTTAAATGTATAATATCTATTTGATCCTGGTGTTTTTCTTTTTAACATTTGACCACCTGATAAATCACCCATATGTCTAACATAAATGTGAGCATACAATTTTTCAGGATCATCCATTATAGTATTAATGTGTTTTTTATATTCTGTTGTGCTTTCAGTTACCTTTGGTTTTTCTTCTCTAGTCCATAATTTTTGGTAGTCATAGTTTAGAGCTTCTGCTCTTAAAAGACCAGGTGTATCTCTAAATAAACCATTATGTAATCCATATTTTTCTAATTCAGAATAACAATGTAATTGATTGTATAGATAAGTAGCATACAATTCTGGATCAATTTCACCAGACATCATTGTTTTTACAAACTCTTGTCTCTCGGCATTTTTATGTGCTTCAATAACATAATCTCTAATATCTAAATTCATATTAATTTATTATACTCCAATATTTTACTTAAATTAATTTTTGTCATTGACTTTGTTAGTTTATTAATGTCTGCTTTAAAAGATATATTCATCATATCTTCCCAATATTTACTATCACATCTTGTTGTTAAAGCATAATGTAAAGATGTTGCGTGTAAAACTTCTTCTAAAATTTTATTAACTAATAATGACCATTGTCTTCTTTTGTAAATATTGATATGATTATGTTTAAATAATTCAACAAGATATAACAATAATTTTTGAGTTATAATTGAATCATCTATGACAATTGGTTCTATATGAGATATTGTTTCTCCTAAACCAAAAACATTTTTTGTTATTACTTTTTTTCTAATAGAATTTATATTGTCTAAAAAATAAGTTTTATCGCAACCATATTCGTCTTTTAATAATTTACTAATATTATGTCTATCTTGATGATGTTCATAATAATATAATCTATAAAATACCTTATCATCACAAACTGACTCATATAATACATAATCAGGTTTTGCATAAAACATTGTGCCGTTTTCTAATTCATTAATGTTTTTAGAAACACCAACAACTAATTCATTATTTCTCATAAAGTCGTCTTGATGTTTAAAATTATGTTGTTCTTGAACGGTATTAGCGAAATGTTTTGTTTTATCAAAATAATCATCATCAAAGAAAAAAGACTTTTTACCCATACAATCAATAAAAAATCCTGCGTGATAATCTTTTATTTCAGGTTTATCTGCAAAACCATAATTGTCAAATTTTATTCTAGTGTAAGAAAAATCATTAAATAAATTACTATGTTGTTTTGAATTTACAGAACCGTCATCTGGTTGATCCTGTGTTTGAGTAATATCTTTTATAACACCTTCAGAAAAAATAACACCTAAATCTTTTGATTTATCTTTTAATATTCTTATTAAATCTTTTTTAGTTATATTATAAGATTTTAAATCACTAATACTACCTTCATCATCATCATCATAAAAGCCTTGAATAGAATATAAACTAGATTCACTATGTATTTGTAAATCAAATTTTTGCATAAACTCATCATCTAAAAAAACATTATCATTTAAAATAACATTTTTATTATCAGATATAATTAAGTGTGTAATATTTTTTTCTGGAAATTTTTGTTTAAAAGCGTAAGAAGTTAAGAAACTATTTACATCATTACCTAAAATAATAATATTATTATTAACAATTTTATTAATCTCTTTTTTATTCATAAAAACCATACCAACCTGTTGCAATATATTTTGTTTCACTATTACTTATAAGACCTCTATGGACGTGTGTCCATTCTGAAGGCCATATAATTGTTAATCCTTTTTGTGCCTTAACTATTTGATTTTGATAATAAAACTCGGTGCCACCACCATCTTTTACATCATTTAAATAAGTCATAAAAACTAG